AAGGTCTCCATGTCACGTCGAGGGATGCGTGGCGCTTTGACTTTGTCGACGACATTCGTTGCAGCAATCCCCTGGTCGACTGCCCAGTTGAGCATCGTGGCAAGAGTGCGATGGTGACGACGAACGCTTGAGGGCGCGAGACGTTGCAGCTCTTGAGCCAGCCATCGCTGAACTGCTGGCGGCGTGAGCGCTGAGACCTTGATGTCGCCGAAAGTCGGCAAGATGTAGCGGTTCAGGTCGCGCTGGTACGTCCAGAGGGTTCCAGGAGAAAGATGGATCGAAGCGTCGATCCACAGCTCAGCCAGTTCGGCCACCGAGATTGAGCCGTCGTAAGAGGTTCGCAAGCCGCGCTTGATGTCGGTGGTGACTGAGGCGAGATAGGCGGTGGCTTGTTTCTTGGTCTCGAAAGACTTGGCTCGTTGTGCGCCGTTCTCGTCTCGCCAACGTGCTCGCCACTTGCCTCGATGGTTGTCAATCGCCACGTCTCGCCCTTCCAGATCCCTAGCGGTACACATCACGGTACACATTGCGGGCCCGATTCGCACCGATTCGGGCCAGTTGCGGCCATTGCGTCAGTTTGTGACGACGCTGCGAAACTGTCCAGAAAACCAACAAAAATCCCGCTTTTCTGCAGGGTTTTTGTTAGTGCCCGGAGTGGGATTTGAACCCACAAGGAGTTGCCTCCCGGGGGCTTTAAGCAACCTCTACACATGCAAGGCGTGTATGGCATCGCGGGCCGCTGGTACCCAAAACGGTACACATTGCCACCAGTGCCCTCTGTATGGCCCGCAGAGCGCCTCGCAGGCTTAGTGTGGGGCATCGCCCCACATCAGTGGGATTCGATAAGGCAGACGAAAGGCGGCTCACATGGGTCTCGGCACCGATTCAGCAATGCTCGTGCAGTTGAAGAAGGCACAAGGCGAAACCAATGATCGGCTTGAGCGACTGTTGGCAGAGCAGCAACGCACCAACCAACTGCTGGCCAGTTTGATTGAGGCCATGCAGTCGAGGCCGTGACGCAGAAGATCCCCCGCCGTGGCCTATTGGCACTAGCGGGGGATCTTCGCAGACCGGCTCAGTTAGGTGTTGCGGGCTCAGCCCTTGAAGGTCTGATCGCTTCCATTCGCAGCAGCAGGGGACTGCGTGATCGAGCCGGGGATCTTGCTCAAAGAATCTCTGAGCCAGGTGGGATGGTGGCGTTGGCCGGTCCAGCGACGATCGACGGCGTGCCTTTGTCGCCGATGCCAGCCGAAGCGATCGAGCTCAGAAGACTGAGCACGCCAGCGGTGGCGGCGGTGCCGGCGATGGCTTGCCAATCGGCGGTGAACCAATCGAAGGTCGTGGCAGCCAGCACGGCGATAAGCGCCTGGGCGACTGTCTTGATTGCGCGCTCGGCGGCTGACTTCCAGAAGGTGGCGGTGAACATGGTCATGGCTCCTGTGTTGATTGGGTAAGAACGGTGAAGGGTTCGCAGACTGAGGTTGAGTGCAGCGCAGCTGCTCGCAGCGCCATCTCGACTCGAGCTGCTGGGTCGCCTTGGGTCGAGGCCAGCGAACCGAGGGCGAAGTGATCGCCACAGCCGATGGCTTCGTAGCCGAGCATTGAGCGCCCGACGTGGTAATCCTCGTCGATGCAGTAGAGCGCTCCCCGATAGCCGACCAGGAACACTCCCCCGCTGTCTTCGTTGTCGCTGCTCTTGGCGAAGCCTCCCTGGTGGAAGAGCTTGCGGCAGGCGTCGACGAAGACGGTGCACATGTGGCCCATGTCGTCGTCGGTGATCTGCCTCGGCACCTTGAGTCGGTACTGCAGCAGTTGGCCCATTCGGAACGAGTCGCAGTAGCCGATCAGATACTCACCAACGGTGAAGACCTTGGGGTCGGTATAGCGGGTGATGCGGGTGTCTTCGACTGCAGCGGCGTCGCCGCCGATGATGACGGTGCCGTCATGCTCAAGGCCGACGATGCAGGTCACGACTCACGCTTCCAGAGGTAGGCGTTGCGAAGGTGCACGACCATCCACACGCAGGCGAGGACGGTGAAGGCGGGCAGCGGTTGAGGTCCGATTGTTGAGTAGGCGAGGAAAGGCACGCCTGTCAGTGATGCGGTCAGGCACCAGCCCCACCAGATGCGACGCTCGATGACGAGCGCGTAGACGCCGAGGCCAGCCAGATCGCAGGCGAGTATCAGCCACGACCAGACCTGCTCACTCATCTTCGAGTTCGTCGAGGAAAGCCACCAGCGACTCGTCCATTGCTTCGTCGCTGGCATCAGCCCACACGGCGTAGAGACAGTCGGCGTAGCCGGCGAGGTCGACGATTGAGTCACGCACCATGTCGGCGGTGAACTGCTGATCAAGTGCGTTGCCGATGCGTGAGAGCTTGACGCTAAGCATGAAGGCGACTGCCTCAGGCACGCTGAGGGTGACGCCAGTGATCGCTTCAAAGATCTCAGCGGTGCGCCCATAGTCGACGCTTGGGTGGTTGTAGAGAGCACCACGATTGCCGTGCACAAGGCGATCGGCTTCGGCGGTGACTGAGTCCCAAAGTGGTCCTGGTTGAGTGTCCACAAGTGCCTCCCTGCAGGCGGTGGGTTATCGGTTGCGGTAGAGCATGGGGTCAATCGTCGCTGCAGCAGCTGCAGGATCAATCGGCCAGCCACTGGCGGCGAGACTGGCGAACACCTGGTCAGGTGTGTCGATCAGTTCGGCAAAGTTCACGATGCTCAGCACGACGTTCGTCGTTTGCTCGAGGATCGCTTGAGCCTGCGCGCGCGCTTGGTAGCGATGGTCGGGCACGTCGAAGCCGAACGCTGCAGCAAACGACGCTTCGATCTGCTCGGCTGGTCGATCAGTCAAGATGACCATCAGCGGCTCGGAGCCGGTGCCATACAGAAACGCTTCCGGTGCCGCTTTCATGACTGAGTTGTCGGGAGTGTCGGAGATCCAATCGGCGACTGGTGCGAACATTGTCCGGTGTGAGAAGTAGCCGGCCGGGTTCGGGTTGTAGGCGGGGTCGATCTCTCTAGATCTGATGACGCTTTCGACGTCGGCGTCTGTGTAGGCGGTGAGCGTGGACGATTCCGCTACGGCTCGGACGAGTGCGCTAGTTCCTGTTCGGTGAAGTCCTGAGATTACAAAGCGCATTATTTCACCGCGATTAGTAGAGAGACATTAAAAGCACTACCGCCGGTAGCCGTTCGCGTGCCGGTAGCGCCCGAAGCCGTGAGCGTTTCGGTTGCAATGAGCATTCGAAAGTTTGTTGGTGTCGGCGTTGCGTTTGCGCGTTGAGTCATTGGCGCCGGTTTTGTTGCGGCTTGATCGCTGCCCGCCTGCCCTGCGGCGTAAACGAGAAGATCGCTAGCGCTCGTTGTTGTCACACTTGGCGCGACGAAACTATTAGCGGTTGCGCCTACAACGTCCACGGCGGTTGCGCCTGAGATTGCCATGACAAACCCGAGCCCGTTGTACCAGTTAGCGCCGCCTGTCCATGAGTAGGTGGATTCTGAGGCTGTAGCGGTTCGCTTGTAAACGGCGAAAGTGTTTGACGGGTACTCAACTCGAAAGGTGTCGTTGAAAGCGATTTGAGTCCATCCGGCCGAAGGCGCGCCGAACGTGTAGCCCTTATAGTCCGCTTCAACTTCGACGAACATCAGCAATTGGTCGCCACTTGCCGCCCCGGTCGGGACTGCCATCGTGAACGCGCCGGTCGTTGATTGCCCTTGCGAGATTGAGCGAAACGCCGGCCCGCTAGAACCACCTGCTGCAGCTTTGAATGAGATGCGCTGGCGACGGCGAAGGCCGCCCACTAGCGAGATCATGCGCCTTGTGTGAGCACGTTGGCCGAGACGCTGCCCGACGCAGTGATGGCGAAGATGTTCTCTCCACCATCGAGAGTGAGAGCGATCGTTGCAGCTGCAGCCAGGGGAAAGCCTGCAGCGGCGGTGACGGCACTGCCGCCGAGGAAGATTGACGAGGCGCCGGCGTTGTAGATGACGACCGACTCGCCAGCCTGGCTGTCAGCGTCGGCAGCGTTGAGCTGCGTGGCTGAGGTGGTGACAGAGACGACTGCTGATTTGATTGCCATTGTGATCTCCTGAGATCAATAGATGGATTGTGTGAACTTGGTGAGGCTGACGCCTTCGTAGCGGCGGCAGAGATAATCAAGGCTGACGAACATGGGGTCGTAGCTGCCGTCTTCGACCTGGTGCTTGACGATGAGACCGCGCCAGTGGGCGTTGCCTTGCGGGCCTTTGTAGTCCTCGTCGTGCAGGTAGCAAGCGCCGGCGATGAGTCCGTGCTGGCTTCGACCGGCGACGAACCTGATGGCGTAGTCGAGTGTCTGCTGGTGGCCCATTGTGAAGGTGTGGCCGATCTGCTTGAGTCGACCTGCCGCTGCGCCGCCCAGCGGGCGGCCACTCATCGGCTGGACATAGACATGGCAGTAGCCGACACCATCGATGAATACTGGCTCGAGGTAGCGATGCACCTGCCAGCCGTGCGCTTGATAGTTGAGATCGTCGGTGGAGATGAGGCCGTGCAGTTTCGGGTCATCGTTGGTCGCCCGGTTGATGCGGTCCTCATGGTTGCCGAGCGTCAGATGCAGTTCGGGTTTGTAGAGCTTCTCTTTCACCTTGCGTTGGTGATCGTTGAAACGCTCAAGCGGCGCGCACAGAATGTCGAAGGCTTCGTTCGCTGCTTCGATGTCGTCGTTGTAGCGGCGACCCTCAAAGGATCGCTTGCCGATGTCGTAACTAGACAGGCTTGGCATGTCGGCGTGGTCGCCGAGGTGGACGATTACGTCGGGCTTGCGCTCGATGATGTAGGCACCGATCCACTCGAGGTGGGCAGTCGGCACTCCTGGCTTTGCTTGCGTGTCAGGAATGACTAGGTGCGTGCGCGTTGAATCAGACATGCAGTCGCCCGTCTGTTGAGGGAAAGAACTACCAGCGACGCTTGCCGCGATGATGGACAAACTCGTGGCGTTGCAGGTTGTCGGCAACGTCTTCGACCTTGTGGTCGATGTCTTTGACGGTGCTCATCACTTCGTCGAAGCGTTCGCTACTTGAGCGGAGATTGTGATCGTGTTGGTCACGGTTCTCGGTGCGCAGTTTCAACACCACCACGATCAACGTGGTGATCGAACCGAGCACAAGTGAGATGCCGGTGAGGATAGCGATCCATTCGGCAGCGCCGAAGCCAGGACCGTCGCTGATGGCCGTCGAGGCTTGGGCGAGCATGACGAGCTACTTCTTGGAAGCGTTGATTGAGGGCACCAGGCCGAAGTTGCCGAGCACGCCAGGAGACATGTCGCCAATCATCGGAATGCCCGACTCAACTGCTGAGGCATACGCTTCAGCGTCAAGGTGCACGGCAAGGTTTCCTGGCTGGGTGATTCGATAGATCGCACCGTCACGGGGGTCACGAATGAGAGCGTCTTTCACGTCGTCCTCCTCAGGACTTGGAGTTGGTGTGTCGTATTCGGGGAAGGCAACCTCGGCGATGCCGCCGCCGTTGAATGGGTGCCACAGTCGCTGGACTCGTGAGCCGTTCACGTTGCCGTTGATAGCGGTGACTCCATTGGCTTCGACGCTCTCAACCATTGCGATGTGGTCGTAGCCGCCTGGTGTGGAGTTCCACTCAAAGGCGATCAGCGCACCAGGAGTTGCAGCGCGCGCGTCGTAAGAGGTGCGACCTTGCGCTCGGTAGTAGTCGAAGTGAGCCGACACCCATGCGAAGTGAGTCGGGATGCCGACGGCGCTGAGGCAGTAGCTCTGGAAGATGTCGCACCAAGCGGTGCCAGGGGCTGCTGGGTACCAAGCCCAGAAGCGCTGGCCACCTTCGCCGAGGAAGCTGCGCTCGAGCTCAAGAACTTCGTCCACTGTTGCCATTAGGCCGGTGCTCCTGATGGGCCGATGTCTTCGACGCCGATAAAGATCGGCGTGGTGGCAGATGCGCCGTATCGGTGATCTGTGCCAACCACTGCTGCCGAGTAAAGGTTGCAAGCCAGAGAAGTGTTGGTTGCTGTGGCTGTGTAGTAGGCCACGACGGTGGCGCCGTTCTCGCCAGAAGTCACTTGCGAGGTGAAGACGCGCTGACCGCTAACGACTGTGCCGCCGACAACTAGTTGAACCTCTGCAGTGTTAAGCGCTGCGGTTGCAGAATAGAAAGGCACAAAGCCGGTGATGCGGTAGCGGCGACGGTTGACGACGCTGAGCGTGTTGCCGGTGAGGATGGTTGCGTTGTTGCCGCTTGTGACAGTCGTCGTTGTTTGCGTGTATTGAACGTAGCCCCACGGCATGTTCCAAGGCTTTCTCCACTGACCGGCGGAGTTGTAGACCTCGACGCCTTCGGTGGCTGCGTTGGTGGTGAGCGTTGACACCATGCCGGCAATGGGTGAAGTGATTGCTGCCGTGCGTGCGTCGGTGCTACCAAACGGCGAGACAACCTGGTCTCGCACTGAAGCGTTTGCCCATGAGCTTGTGATGTTGGTGCCGCTCACGATAGTTGTGTAGGCCATGACTATGCCGCCTCATAGGTGATGTTCCAGCTGACCAAGTCGGCGGCTGCGATTGTGAACGGGTTGGTGGCGTTCCATGAACCAAACCCGCCGGACTCGGAGTGAGTAAAGCCGAGCGAGTTGCCGCCAGAAGCAATGCTCACAGCGCCGACGTAGCTGCGCGTCGCATCGTCGCTGTAGCGTGCCGAGCCGTTCATGAAGGCGTCCTGAGCAGTGACCGGAAGGGCTACTGACACAAAGCCGCTGATCGACGTGGTTGACCCGATGGTGATCTTGCCGGTGTAGGTAACCATTGAGCCGATGCGCACATACTTTGTGACGACCGTGCCGTTGCCGACAGTGAGGTTGGTCCAAGTCGGCGTGTACGACTGCCATGCCCCGTAGCGCCCGTACTCAATCCAAGCCGAGCCGGTGTAGATCGTCAGCAGGTTCGTGTCGGTGATGGCTGCGACCATGCCTTCGACTGGCGTAGTGATTGCTGAGTCTCGAGCTGCAGTGCTGGCGAACTGTGCGATCGTCTGATCGCGCACGTTGGCGTTCGCCCAGGCTGCGGTCGCATAGGTTCCGGCGACGATGGTGGTGTATGGCATCTCAGATGTCCTCTGCTGGGATCGGATCTTCGGCAAGTTGGATGACGCCGACGTAGTCACGCTGGATGCCAAGAACCATCAGCGCCTTGGCCACAGCGCTGGCAACCATTTCGCCAGTGATCGCAGCGTCGGTTGCGTTGGCTTCCCAGCCTGCGTTCAGGTAGCTCGACACATCAGTTGCATCGGTGCCGAACTGTGCACACCAGCGAAACCC